CCCTGAGTCTGATCTGGCGCTAAGCCAAGTCACGGGAACGACTTCGCAGGTCTTCAAGAAATACCGCGTTGACGACTTCGACGCCTTCACCACGAACCCGAATGTCCGTTCGGCTATGGGTCAGAAGGCTATCGCCGCATGTAACCGTGCAATTGATAGCAAGATCATCACCACGCTTGATACGACTTCAACGACTGTCAATTCAGGTAGCGCGATTGCTTTCTCAAGCTTTGGTGCAATCCTCGATTGGACAACCCAGCTATGGGACAATGACGTGCCTTCTGATGGCAATGTTGTTGGTATCGTGACGCCAAAAGCGGCGGCTCAGATGCTTCGTATCGAAGAGTATAAGTCTGCTGACTATGTCGAGATGCGTCCTGCTAAAGACGGCGTTGCGGCAATCAATGCCCGCATGTGGCTTGGTGTTAAGTGGATTATGCACACGGGCCTGACTGGTAAGGGTACGGCAACTGCGAAGTGTCACCTGTTCCACAAGAACTCTGTTGGCCACCAACTCGCTGGCGCGCCTGACCTGCACCCATACTACTACGAGTCTCAGGACCGTTGGGAAGCATGGGCGAAGGCGACACACGCCGCTGCGCTCTGTCTTGGTCGCGGCGCTGTTTACGCAACGCATGATGACACTGCGGCACTCTCTTAAACCTTAGAAGGATTGAATTAATATGGCATATTCTGATTCACGCCTGACCCTTGTTGCCGATTACAAGGTGATGAAGGTTTGGCTTCTCGACACTGTTGATGCTGTCGCAACACTTGATACTGCGGGCTACATCTCTGACGCTGGCGACCGTGGCATGTCCAAGGGCGATAAGGTTATGGTGCGTCGCTGGACAAGCACTATTCCTGCGGCAACGTCTGAACTGAAGACTGCGGCTGGTGTTGCTAACATCCTTGTGGATGCGGCGACTATGATCGTCATGGGTCTCTCGACCACTGGCGCGGCTGACTTGGCTGATGAGACTGCAATCACAGTGACAAATACCGACTAGGGATAAACCCTTCAGGCTCACGCAGGGTAGGCGAAAGTGTCATTGTGGCGCTTTCGCCTATTCTATATTTAGCAAGGAGGTCGCATGNNTCGCATGACCGTTTTCTGTCCCCCAAAGAATTTTGCACTAGAGGTCGCTGGCAAGCTGCGCAGTCGCTACATTGCCCGCATTCCTGTTGAGCATACGATTGAGCAAGTGCTTGATCCGCAATACTTCGGACGCCTTCAAGGCTCTAAGCAATTGATGGTTGGTGACGTTATCGAAGTTGAGTGGGAAGACCTGTCACGCTTTGGCGAGGTTCAGGTTCGCGCTCAGTCACCCTCCACAAGTCAAGTTATCCTGCATGTCCGCCGTGACTTCACGGAAGAAGCAGAGGTTGAGTTCGCGGACGGCTGGGGTACGAAGTGGCTTGGCGGCGACGCTCACTATGCAATCACCTACGGCGACAGCATCCGTGAGAAGGGCTTCCTGACCAAAGAAGCTTGCGCTGTTCGCATTGCTGCACTGGATGCTAAGCAGGCCGAGGTTCTAGCGACCCGTCAGGTTGCGGCAACTAAGGCTGCACCGAAGAAGGCTCCAGCGAAGCCCGCGACAAAGGCTAAGGCTGCAGCCTAATGCCGAGTCAGGTCAGCATCTTCAATAACGCGCTGCGGCTTCTGGGTGAACCAGAGGTCGTGGCCGTTACCAGTGATACAAAGTACGCCAAACGCCTGAGCAATGCTTGGGATGATGAAGTGCGCTCATGGTTTGAGGATAAAGACTGGATCTTCGCAAGATCGGTTGAGCAGCTTACCCGCGTAACGCCGACAATTGCGGGATGGACGTACACATTCAACCTGCCTGCAACAAACTGGCGCGTCTTGAAAGTAAGCCGAGATACCGTGCCACACATGCCCGGAATTGACTATGAGTTGCGGGGCGGCAAGGTGCTGACGGATTCAGAGACAACCTATCTGCACTTCATTGACAATGTGATTGTTGATCAGATCGGAAGCTGGCCGCAAAAATTTGCTGATGCGCTTGCTGCACGATTAGCTGAGGCGGTTTACCCTGCGACCGATGAAAGCAACTCAACCCGCGACCGTATCGAGAAGGCTCGTATGCGCCGGGTGAAGGATGCCAAAGCATTCGATGATCAGATACGTGCCCAGCGCCAGCCTCCACGCGGGCGATACATCACAGCGCGTCGTCATGGGATTGGCAGCGTTAATCGAGGGCGGGAATAATGGGCCGCGCGAAACCCCAGCTTGTCGCCTTTAATGCGGGTGAGTTCGGTGCTGAGGCTCTTGCTCGCGTCGATTTACAGAATTACCCACGTGGCGGCGAAGTCTATGAGAATGTTGTCCCGCTAGTGCAGGGCGGTCTCATGAAGGCTCCCGGCACACAGTACATTGCATCAACGCCTTCTGATGGTGAGGCGTATCTGCGTCCTTTCATTTTCAGTAACGCACAACGCTTTTCGATTGAACTATCTGAGAACAAGCTGCGTCTGATTTTTGAGGATGGGCTTGTCACTTTAACGGGCGCGAACGCAACGCTTGGAAGCTGGACTGATGAAAGCGGCGCTGTTGATTCTGGTGGTGGCTCGCCTCCTGATGGCGGCGGCGGTGGCATCGATGATGATTTTGAAGAACCGCCACGCTACTTTGATGGAACCTATGCGTAATGGCGTCGATCTCTGAAAGCTCAGGCACAGTCACGTTCACGACTGACACGGGCAATGTTGCAGTCGCGCGATCCACGGTCACAACGACAGCGCAGAATGATGAGGTGTCATTCTCTTTCGAGGTGACGCGCCGTATTCTGTTCTTGCGTGTTGGGACCACTGCGGGTGGTCAGGAAGTTGTTGCAGACGCGCCGTTTTTCCCCGGTCAGCATATTGTTTCATTCACGCCGGGAGCCACAACATACTATATTGAATGGCGATTGCCTGAAGTTGGAACCGCAACGCTGGTAGACTTTGAGCGTATCGCGCCGGGTATTCTGGAATTAGAAACACCCTGGGCCGCAAGCGATGTTCCGAGCCTTCGCCATGACCAAAGAATCAATACAATGTGGTTTACCGGAGCGGGCAAAGAAATGCACCTGCTGGAGCGCCGTGGATCAAGCTCATGGAGCCTTCGCCCGTTTAGGCAGACCGATGGTCCATTCCTTCCGCTAAGCCTTTCAGGTGTGACTTTAACGCCAAGCGCTCGAACCGGGACCGGGACAATCACCTCTAGCGAACCTGTCTTTTCAACACTTGATGCAGGAAGCCTCATTCGTTTAACCCATCCCGGCCAATTTGAGACGGAAGACTTTTCTTCGGTTGATGAAACAACAGATGCTATTCGCGTTTCGGGTATTGAAGGGACGCGGCAATTTACGGTGTCCATCTCTGGTACGTTTGTCGGAACGATTGTGCTTGAACAATCGGTTGGCAATGAGTTCAGCTATAGCACGTTCCGCAACTTCACAAGCACAACATCTGAGGCCATTGATGATGATCTTGATAATCAGCTTATCTATTATCGCCTTCGCATGTCAGCCTACACGAGTGGAACAGCTACAGTTAGCCTGACCTATGGCTCTGGCGTCTCTGATGGGATTGGCCGGATCGTGAGCGTCGATGCTGATAATCAAGTTACGGTCGATATTGAAGAACCGTTCAGCCGCACAAGCGCAACAGCCCTTTGGGCGCGCGGCGCATGGTCTGATAGGTTTGGGCACCCTAAAGGGGTGGCTTTGTTCGATGGTCGGCTCTGGACAGGGCGCGGTAATCAATACTGGGGGTCTGGCTCCGATCGGTTCAACTCGTTTGCAATCGGGACGCTCGCTGATGAGGCATTAAGCCGAACCTTTGGTGGGCGCATGTCCTCTGTTCAATGGCGGCTTGGTGGCTCGCGCCTTTATGCAGGTCTTGCAGGCTTTGAATCTGAGATCATGTCGAAGGCTTTTGGGGAAGTGATCAAGCCTGAGAATGTTCGCGCACGCAATCGCACAACACGGGGAAGTTATGACGCTAACCCCATATTGGTTGATGACGCTGCTGTGATGATTTCCCGCTCTGCTGAGCGCCTTTATCGGTTTGGCCCACAAG